TTCTGCTGCTAACAACATCGGTCCTTTAATTTTTAATTTAGAAGGGGAATTACGATTTTTTTCTTCTATGACGTATGAAACTTCATATGTTGGTTCCTCAACTAAAAGACGATAGATGTTTTGACTCATATATTATTAGAAATATTTATGGTAGTAGACGTCCAACTCAAGGATTTATATTTTTTTCAGTTAATACTAAAAACTCATATCCTTTTTTTTGAGCCCATTCTTTAGCCGCTTCCCATTTAACTTGATTTAAAATGTATTGTCTATTTTCATACATTACTGTGGTTGGTTTTTTATTAGGAGATATAGTAGGTTTTAAAGTTTGTTTGTGTGGCTTGACTTCTATTAATAGTTTTTTTAAACTACCGTCTCTAGTTTTTAGATTAACTATAAAGTCTACAAAGTATCTGTGAGACTTTTCGTCTAAGGGCGAGTAATATGGTATTACAACTGATTCAGATCCCCAAGAGATAACATTAGAATTATCATCAAACCATCTCATCACCTTCAATTCCAGACCGGAACGATAGAAAACTGGAAAGGAACCTCTGTATTTATTAATATTTTTAGGTTTAAATTCACCCTGTGAATAATTGGGGTGCCTTTTACCTAATTTAGTTTTCATTAACCAATAAAGAAACGAATAGGATCTCTATCTACTAGATCATTCATTATTTCTTTTTCAAGTTCGTCTTTTTCTTTTTCACCCTGTCTTTGAATGTCACTATAATTTACTGATTGACCGCCAAATAAATTTGTGCCTGTGTATTTTCCACGGACGTGACCAATAGTAATTTTAGTCAAAGCAAGAGTGTATCTATAAACCCAAAGTTGAGAAACTAAATTTTTAATAGGTTTTTGAACTTTTGCACCAATTAAACCGAAATAAGGTGTACTTTGTTTGCTAGGCTCTGGGAGTATTTTTAAAACTTGAGTATCAGGATCAAATCTTAAATAAGGCATCATTCCTAATACTTTTTCTCTTGTGTCTAACCATGTTTTAAGACATTGCCAAGTTATAAGATCGTATCCTATATTGCCTAACAAGGCACCGAAATATGCTTGTTGCGCAATTGTATTTTCTATTGTGAATAAAGTATTGACTCCGGAATTATTACCTTCTGCAAAAGAATAGACATCGATTACTCTACGATAATCATCTAAATCGTAATCATACCCAGCACTTAAACTAGTTGACATTGTATCTGGATTTGCTGTATTGTATAAATCTGGAGTGACACTGAATAATCTATCTAAAGGAAGGCCAGTGCCGTAAATGTATAAATCTGATCTAAAAATTAAAAACTCTTCTGTAACACCTGCGAATTTAGTAAAATATTCTATAGCAATGTCTATAAGCTCATATATTTGTTCGCTACTTATTTCTATTTGGATAAGTGGTTCACCTAAAGTTCTTCTAACCCTTTGGGCTAATAGATCGTAACTTTTAATTTTAGAATTAAAAGTAGTACTACCATGAAATCTGTTTGGTAAAACGGGCATTGTATTATTTATACTTACTATAACTACCCGTAAATTAATTTTTAATTAGGTAACCAGTCATTATTACTTTAATTTTTACGTCTGTGTATTTATTGGACGCATCAGTTGTAGAATATGCGGTATCAACTCTTAGATATGCTGTATCATTTCCAGAAGAACCGCCAATTAGCATAGGTCTTCCTATGGTGGTAGTAGCAGTATTACTAGACCGAAACCATCTATTTATTAATTGAGTGGAACCACTATTAAAAGGAAATGTAAGTTGTGGACCCATGTCTGTATTTGTAGTTGAAGAACTGCTACTATAAACTCTTACTATTGGATTGGTTATTGTTATATTTGTTGGAGTACCTGTAAAAGTAATTGTAGAATATGTGTAAGAAATTTCTTCTGGTAAAAATCTAAAACCATTTGGACATTGGTATATAGAAGATACAGTGCCTACAGTTGTCAAAAGATTTATAGGATCTGATGATATTACGAGGTGTGTTCCCCTTCCAGAAACATATGGCATTATGTCTCCAGACATTGAAATATTTCCAGTTATGCTACCTCCGGATAATGGTAAAAATTTATTATCAGCATAAGATTGTAAAGCTAATGTTCCGTCTGCATTAGGTAAATTGATTATTCTCTGTAATGCAGCTCCTGTGTTTGCTGCAGTTCCTTGTAATGTGGTTCTGGTAGGAATGTTGCCTAGTGCTATATAGCCTTGTCCTGTAGTATCAATTGAACCGCCATTGTTGCTAGTGTTTATAGCACCGCCATTGTTGCTGGTGTTTATAGAACCTCCTAGAAAGGTAGTATCAATATTTCCACCAGCGCTGTAAGTTTTGATATTACCACCAGATCCAGTCTGGTCTCCATGAGTATCAATTGAACCACCAGTTTGACCATATGTACCATATGTATATATATTTCCACCGTAACCACCAAATGCAATATTGGGTTCTCCACTAGTGTTTATAGAACCAGCAGCAGAACCACTTGCTGTTATAAAAGCTCCTCCGTCAAATACAATATCTCCAGAAGTAACTATATCAGATGTTGCCGATAGTAAACCATAAACTGTTGTGCCACCTAGTAATTTAGCCATATTATTTAATATTTATTAAGATATATCAGTTACTTCATCAAAATAACCAGAAATAAAAACTTTACCGTCACTAGTTTCGCTTTTACTTAAACCGTTACCTATATTATTAATAGTGGTTTCATCGAACTCAGAACTAAAAACTGCTGTAGATGATATTTTATTAATATTGTATGCAGTTTCATCAAAATAATTTGCAGTATAATAAACCCCATCTGAATTTATTCTAGCTGCTATTATAGGTAAAAAAGGTGAATTAAAAAATATAGCCGAATCTGTGCTTGCTATATTAACAATATTATCTCTAAAATATTGTTGTGAAAAATAATTGTCTGATCCTCGAATTTGGGAATCGATGCCAGTAGTATTGCCTACTAAACTATTATTAAATATAAAATTGTAACTAGCTAATCGAGAGGTAGCTGAACCTATGCGTATACCTCTATTGTTATTTTGACAGTAATTTGCTGCAATAGTATTATAGTTACATGGACTATTAATATTAGAATATATGTTAATTCCAATTGGGTTTGATGTGCACGTATTGGCTATTATTTGATTATTGTTTGCAGTTTCTTCTGCAAAAATTCCAGATTGTCTATTGTTTTTAGATTTATTAAATTTAACAAGACTATTACTTGTTGTTATATCAAGATTTATGCCGAATTGATTAAAATTTGAAACTGTGTTATTTGTAATTGTAAAACTTGCGGTACTATTTTGTGAACTGCCTTTTATCCAAATACCTCTTGCAGAACCATTACTAATATTAACATTATCAACTATGCAATTTGGTAAACATCCCCAAAATAAAATTGCATCAGAACCAGGACCATTGGAAGATGCCGGTCCGAAATTTGTTAAGGTCATATTTTCTATTAAAATTTGACTACAATTTAGAAAAGACATACCATATCTTCCGGAGGTGCCTAAACCGTTAATAGTGCCACCAGAAAAACTTAAAAAAGATTTATCGATTGCGCTAAAAGCTGTAGTTGTGCTATTTAAAAAAATAGTACAATCTTGTAAAACTATACACGTGTTTGAATTAACTATAAAAGTTTTGTCTCCGTAAACAATAGGAGCTTGTAATTTAAGAACTATTGTGTTATTGGGGTTTGCAGCTACTGCATTGTCGTATACAGTCTGAATACTACTTAAACTATTGCTTGTTGTGATTATATCTGTGCGATTGGTGTTATTAATAATTTTAGTGTCATTGTGAAAATTATTAAAAGTTGGTGGGTAAAAATATCTTTGATTGGTAGCTGTAAGAGGCGCTGCTATTGTGATTACTCTGTTATTTGTACTAGCTTGAGGGGATACAATTAAAGATGTTAAATTGTTTAAAAATGTATTATTGTAAAGGTAATTTGAATCTCCATTTAGTAAAATACCAGTTTTTGAGTTTGTAATATTATTATTAACAATATTACAAAATGAACTGCTTGGATTGGTTATACCTATGCCATTAAAGGCAATATTATTATTGGCTATAGATATTCTTGAAGATGCAGATAAAAATATACCAATTGATGTATTAGATGATAAACTATTATTGATAATAGTACTATACGCACTGTTTGCTATATAAATGCCACTGTTACAATTGGAACAAGTATTATCCATGCAAATAAATTGTGTTACATTTTGTGTATCAATTGCGTTTGCATTATTTTCTATTTTGCATCTTGTAACTGTTATTTCATTGTTGTAGGTATTTGAATTTACACCTTTAAGCAAAATACCGGACTTATTAGTTCCACTAACTGTTACTTTATCTATATTGACCCTGTTGACTCTAGATGCATATATACCATATAACAATTTATTATTACCGGATAAAGTTAAATTATTAATGCTTACATTAGTTGAACCACTTAAAATATTAATAAAAGTATTTGCTGTAGTAGATTCATCCGCAACTATAGAAGCTCCGTATCCTTGCAAGACCATGTTACTTGAAAGACGTAACGAATCTGAATATATATTATAATTTCCTTTATAAATTAATTTAATTGATATTAGTGTATCTGGATTTGAGTTTCTCGATTCGTTAATATTAGATTGCAACAAAGCTAAATTACCAGTTGTATCCATTATTGATAGAATACTTTCACCGCTTACTTGTTGGTAAAAAGTATTATTTGGTGCTGTGTAAAGAGTGTCTAGTTTAGTACTCATACATACTAAGGGAAAACAGTATCTAAACTGTTTGTAGAGTCATTATAATATTGGTATACTTTTACTGTATCATTTGCTAAAAATTGTATTTGATTATTTGTTGCAAGATTATATGCAGTAATTGTACCGTCTGCGCTTAGACCTCCTGTCATTACATCACCGGAAAGATGTACAAAATTTGTTGATACATTAATATTTTCAACCTGATCTAACCCTATATCATCTTTTGTAATTACTACACTTCCAAATTTACCGTTAACAGAAACAACCGGTGAACTACTAGCTACTACATTTACATTATTAGATGTAGTATCTGTAGTTACATCTACTCTATTGGGTGATGCTGGTGTTATATTGATTACTATATTGTCACTCATTACGGTGTTCTTGCTATGATGGACCAATTACCGTTTAAATATGTTGAAATTTCACCAGACGATAATTCAAGTGTTAAAGACCAATTATATCTACCTACCGGTATATCTACAACCCTTTGAGGAACCGATACATTTCCGCCGCTAGTTGGCTCTATTATTGTAATACCACTATTCTGAGTAGTAAGACTTAAATAAATAGGACTTGCTAAATTATAAGCAGGTTTAACATTCATGCTCAAAGAAGCATTGGTTAAATCTAAAGCGGAATTATTACGAGTAAAGCTAATGAGACCTATGCCTTCCCAAGTGTCTCCCGTAATATGAGGTTGGAGATTGTATGTCATAAATTATATGACTTACTTATGTTTAAAGATTTACAAAAATGAAGAATCAAATTCTTCTTGTGTTTTATATATTGGGTTTGGAGGATCTATATGTTGGATTGTTTCTTTTTGAGCTGCTCTTTTTTTAAAGCTTAAACCTGCATATTTTTCATAATCATTTAAAGTCCTTATAGGACCAAAACCATAAATTCCAAAATCAATGTCTTGTAATTCATTATCCATTCCGAAAAGTTTACGATTTTTAAGGTGACTTACCTCATTGAGTTTATACCATTCTAAATTATCATCCCATTGCTTGACTCTACCGTTTCTTGTATATTCATGCCAAGCAATAACTACATTAGGATGAAATATATCATAACCCCAAGTGAAAGCTCTTACGGCAATTGAAATCTCTTCACCATGAAAATAATATTCCGGATCATGTGGGACTTCTTTACAAAAGATGCCGTCTGCAAACGCAAAATGAGCTGAATAAAATCTTCCACGAAGTGGGTTTTTTTGATCTTTGTCTGGTATATACGATGGTAAAAAAAATACCGCACCTTCAGGAATAAATTTATCAAAAATCATTTTCCAAGGAACATTTACCCTTTCTTCTGGATCATTATTTGGATTAAAGCTGGGTATATAGCTCGTAATTAATGGTTTTAAAAATCCTTTTCCTCTTAAATCTTCAATCATATCAATTAAAATAACATCCCAATTTTCTACAAATCTATGATGACTATCTAATTGTAAGGTATACTTTTCGTTTTTATAATTTTGTTGAATTTTATTACGAGCCCAACAAGCTCCTTTGCTTTCTTTAAAGGGTATATCTATAATATTAAACCTTGAATCATTAAAAAACTTTTCTGGAAGTGTTTCTTCTGGGGCATGTTGCCATGCGATACAAAATTTAAGATTTTCTGGGTGTCTTGCTTTTGCAAGACAATCTTCTAGAGTAGGAATCAATTGTGGATCTCTATACGATGCAATTTGAATAAAAATAGATTGCATATCTATTTGTAAAATTTATATTTTACCCTTTATGCTGGAGTTGCTGGTGCTTCTGCTGGAGTTGCTGGTGTTTCTGCTGGTGTTTCCGGAGCAGTTTCTGTAGGTGTTTCTGCTGGAGTTTCCGGTGTGGCTTCACCACCACCAAATTCTGGAATTTCAGATGCCGGAGATGGAGAGTTACCACCTCCGCCATTAGAAGTGTTAGACATACCAGCAACTGCATTTTCGGTTGCTTCTTGATGTTCTCTCCAATTAGGTCCTATACTTTCTATATTATTTAATTCCCATTTGAGTGCTGCATCTTTACGTTTCCATTCCATGTTTTCACTAATTTTTTGGTCTGAATAATCTAGATAATGGCGTTGAGCAAATGTATTAGAGATACCATCATTCTGGCTCATGTCATTAAAATTTTTATATTTTAATTCAAACAACTGTTGTTGGCGTATTGCGAAGAAATTAGAAGGAGGGTTAAAGTTTAAATTTAAATATGACTCGTGTAATTTAAATTGTTTCCACCATCCTCTTAATTTAAGATGTGTTATAAATGCTTGTTTAAATCCGTTTGCAAATTGGTTTTGTAACTGAATAATAAATTTAGCAAATTTTAATTCCTCTCTCAGAATTTCTGAACCGTCTCTAAATGGCTCATTTGGATTTAATCTTGTTAAAGGTACTTTTAATGCTTTGTATAGTTTATTAACAAAATACATTAAATCATCTAATTGGCCTAAATTTTGTCCACCTGCCATCATCTCAACATCAGATCCTTGTTCTCCAGATCTTTTAGCAAACCAGTAACTATCTAACATTGATTGTGGGTTGTATATATTACCAGCACCTTTAACTGCTGTATCGGAGCTATATGTTTGTTTATTCCAATACTGTTGCATTAACTGTTTAAGATATGCTTCCGCTTTTGCTGGAGGCATGTTACCGACATCAATTTTGAATTTAAGTCGTTCTGGGGCGCGTACCATTCTATAAATGATAATAGAGTCTTCTAATAATGATAATTGTTTATATGCTCTGCGGCAATTTTCTAAAAACGGAATTCTGATTGACATATCTTCATTCCACATGCCAGAATGCATATATGTAATTTGATTGCCTTGAAGCGTTATAATTTGTTGTTGTAAAGAGTTTGCTGGGCTTGTATTAGCTCTAGGTTGATTTAGACTGCCTGCTGGATTGAGCTCTGACATGCTAATTGGTTTTTGAAATACAAAGTTTTGAATAACACTATTTTGAATATTGTCGTAAACTGGGTTAATTAATTCTCCTGGTACGTTTAAGACACCTATAATACCATAATCTTCTCTTTTGGTGTGTACTATGTTTTCAAAAAACAATTCACCTTCTGTTAAAAACTGACGAATATATCCCCATCCCTTGTGAGGTAAATCATAGATATTAATAAATTTACTAAACTCACGTTTAACTTCAGATTTAATATCGTGATCTACTTTTGCAAAATTAGAAAAATTTAAATGTATAACTTCGTCTTGCTCGTCTTTGACGATAAACTCATCGCAAATTTGATCTAAACAATCTGATACTTCTGCATAAGCTGCCATGCGACGATATTCAGATAGACGACGAATTTTATCTGAATCTACATTTGCATATATGTATTTGTGATATGCTTGGTCATTGACAAAAGAACCGGGATTGTAATTGTCATAATAATCATTACGCATGAACTGTCCGGTTATAACGGACTGTTGCATAATTTTTAGATCTTGTCTTTTTGCTAATCTATCAAAAAGTTGATATCGAGGATTATTGTCATCGGCATCCATAACATCTGCCACGTAAGGCAAGCGTTGCAATATCTGAGATACGAAATTATTGCGTGATGTATTCGGAGTGCGGTTTTGAGTTGGGATTAGATCAGCCATTTAATATAATTAGTGAATATTACTTACAATCAATAGGTTAAATATAGGTTATTTGAATACCAGACACACTTGGTAATGACACGTTTGTAAAACCTGACCAAGAGCTAACATAATTTCTAATACTGCCTGTACTCAATTTTCCGTAACCTGCTTCATTTTCAACAATTACATCCACAAAAGTATTATACCTTGGATATTCTGGTATGTCAAATATTAGGTTTGTGTCTGCAAATGTTGTAAAGCTTGGCACTAATATTGCATAAAATCCAGGATTTGTTGCACTTAAATTAGATATTGCAGAAAAGGGGTTATAATATGCGGTTGATTGAAATACGTTTGGATATTTTCCACTTAAATAAATGTTTCTTGTGCTGAAAAAGTATTTGCCTGCTAAACTAATTGTTAGATCATTAAGAGAAGATAAACTGTTGGATGAAGTATATAAATTTAAAGTGTAGGGATTTACATCCCTTACATTTGGTTTAGCATATATGAAAAATCTTTCCATTTTATTAAGTTAAATAGGTCAAAAGATTTGAATTGGTTTCAAGATCTTCAGGACTGTTATAGTCTGTTTGTATGGTGTATATCTTTTTAACGGTTTCATCCATTTTCTTAAACATCCATCCTTTGATTGTAAATGAAGTATCTGCAGATACTCTATAAGATTGGTTGCCTGCTAATTCTATTGGATAGTTAACATTAACATTTCCTGACCATAAAATTTCAGAACGTATTTCAAAAGGAACTGTAGATTGTTTAATGCCTGGTAATTTCCAGGATATAACTATATAAGGATCGCAGTAAGGAATAAAATTAGTCATTATTTGATCCATGTCTGTTTGGTATTTTGTGACTATGGTCATATTAACACCAATATTAACTGGAACTGGTTGGGGTATTTTTTTAATTATATCGCTAGGGGTTTCAGATAAATTATAAGGCACATCAAAACCTGATATTTTATTAAAAACTCTACTTGGGTCTCGGGAAATACTTGATATACTAACAGATACGACCGGAACTGTTAATCCACCAGGTGCTGGAGTGTTTAAAGTTTGAAAAACTCTTTGTTTTGGGGCATATAAAAAATTAACTTTAAATCCACTAGTAGGAGCTACTAAAGTATTTGTATCATCATATCTTTTAATGATTATATCATTAAATGCACCAACAAATTGTTCTAAAAGAGTTTGTACTTCAAAGTTAAATGTATAGTTTTTAATAAGGATTCCTCCAAACGGTCTTTATATATTTACGTGAACCGTTCAAGAAAGTGCTTTGGTAAATTATTTTTATTGATTAAAACGGTTTTTACTGCTGAGCCA